TGTAGCGTGTTATTTATTTTCAATGTTTACAGATAAATTTTAGTTATGATGAGCATAAACGATTTAGACGAAAAAATCTATTGGCATATAGAAGAAAACGATTGTAAGCCAAATATTATCATAGTCGATAATATATTTATGGAATATATTAATAAGGCTATAAAATTGAATATTGTAAATAAAGAAACTAGATTTAACGATATTCGCATAATTTCTAGTAAAGACTTAAAATCAAATGAAGTATTAATATTTTAATTTATGTACGGAAGCGGGAAAGCAACAAAGCCTAAAAATATAGGGGTGAAGCATATTCAATATGAACAAGTTATAATTAATAAAATAATTAGACAACATAATCCAATAAGTCGTCCATAATGGTTCAACTATTTAAAGTAACCGCCGAAATAAACGGAGTAAAGCAAGAGAGGGAAATGGTAGCAAAGCCGAATCCAACCTATTTGCAATACGAAGCAAGGGTAAACAAAGCATTTGACTTAGGTAAAAAGGACACGATTAAAAATGTTAAATTTGAGGTTATTAAAAACAATTTAGGTTTAGGGTATGAGTAAGATACTATTTTTTGCTTGTGCTTACAACCGACCTAAAGTGTTAAGATGGGAATACTCGGTTGTTGATTTAAAAACAGGTAAACATTCATCAGATTTATTAAATTAAACATTATGAACAGAAAGCAAACAATACAATGGCTTTGGACAAAAGCTATGATAAGAAGATTAGAAGCAAACATAAGAAGAAGTAACTTTAAAGTTATCGTAAAATAGGCTCATTTGATAAATTAAATAACATTGAGTAACTTTGCTATTGAATAAATCAATAAATATCAATGCCATTCGTAAAAGGTCAATCAGGTAACACAAAGGGGAAACCAAAGGGAGTAAGGTCAGAAAAGACTTTAGTCCTTGAAACGTTTTGCCAAGATATCATTGAGGGTGGAATAGGCCGTTTTAATGAAGCTATGGAAACATTAGCAGAAAAGAACCCATCTAAATACATAGATAGCTACCTAGCACTATTGGAATACGTTAAGCCGAAATTAGCAAGGCAGGATGTAAACATAGATGCAAAAGGGGAATTGTCTATAAAGTGGATAGAAGAAAAATCTTACATCGAGCCAAAAGATAGTGAAAAAGCCTAAGCGGTCAGGGTTCAAGACAAAAATAAATCTATGAAATTAACTCTTAAGCAGACAGAAGCACTTGACTTATTAGAAAATAATATAACTAGGCAGGTAGTTTTTGGCGGAGGCGCTGGGTCCGCAAAAAGCTTCTTAGGATGCTATTGGATTCTAAAGAACTGCCTTAAATACCCTAAAACACGTTGGTTAATAGGTAGAAGTGTTCTAAAAACACTAAAGGACACTACGCTAAACTCATTCTTTGATGTTTGTACGCATCAGGGGATAAAAGCAGGGGAGCATTATTCTTACAATGCACAAAGCAATATTATAACCTTTTTTAATAAATCGGTAATTCTACTAAAGGACTTGGAGCAATACCCATCAGACCCTAATTTTGATGAGTTAGGCTCTTTAGAGATTACTGGAGCATTTGTAGATGAGTGTAACCAAATATCAGAAAAGGCTTGGAACATTGTAAGGTCAAGGATTAGATACCGATTAGACGACTTTGGATTGATTCCTAAAATGTTAGGTACTTGTAACCCTGACAAGGGGTTTATATATCAAACGTTCTATAAACCTTGCAAAGAGGGGACACTTGAACCCGATAAAGCATTCATTCAGGCATTAGTAACAGATAACCCTTTTATTAGTCAATACTACATTGAGAATTTACAGAGTTTAGACCGCATAAGCAAAGAGCGTTTATTATTCGGTAATTGGGAATATAACAACAATGATTTAGCCCTAATAGAATACGATGCGATTTCAGACCTTTATAGCAATGAACACGCCGAAGGTGGTAATTTATACATTACTGCGGATATAGCACGTTATGGAGCAGATAGAAGCGTAATAGGTATATGGAACGGATATAGGTGCGAGCAGATAATCATTAAGAGCAAAGAAAACGTAAAAGAGATTTCAGATTTAATTAAAGGGCTTGCAACGGTTAAATCAATTCCAATGAGCCGAATAGTAGTGGATGAGGACGGAGTAGGTGGAGGTGTTAAGGACAATCTAGGATGTAAGGGATTCGTAAATAATTCAAGGGCTTTAAAAGGTAACTATGTAAACTTGAAATCGGAGTGTTACTATATGTTAGCAGAAAAAATCAACAAACGTGAAATGTATTTAAAGTGCGAAGATGTGGAGGTGCGGAAATCATTGAACGAGGAGCTAGAGTATGTTTGGAGGCACAACGCAGATAAGGATAATAAACTTGCAGTAATGCCAAAGGACAAGGTAAAAGAGAAATTAGGTAGAAGTCCCGACATTTCAGATATGTTAATGTTTAGGATGTATTTCGAATTGAATAGATTTGAAGTAGCTATATTTTGATAAATGCTAATAATTTTAGTATTTTTGTTTTAAACTTCATAAAATGAATTTATTCCAAAAGGCAATAAGTTGGCTTACTCCTAATTATTCAGCGGATGCCAATAAATTATTTCAATCAATATACTCTTACTTCAATGGTAGATTTTTTACCTACAATACAAATAAAGAAACATTTGTAAGAAATGGGTATCAAGAAAACGTATCTGTTTATTCGATAATTCGACTGATTTCGGGTAAGGTTGCAGCCGCTAGAGTTTATGGAGCAACAATGAACGCTAAGGGTGAAACGATTCCACAATCTAAGGATAGTTATCTAAACAAGATACTGAAACGCCCTAATGAAATGGACAGGGGTTCGCAATTTATCGAGGGATTGGTTTCTTGGTTGCTTATCACTGGTGATATTTATATTTACAAGCTAACATATCAAACTGGAGCGAATAAGGGCAGACCTGCAAAGCTATACACTTTACCATCTCAATATGTACAAATTATGGGTGGGGGAGTTAATGAGCCAGTAGCAGGTTATCGTTTAATGTTAGGCAATCAAACTGTAGAGTTTGCACCTGATGAAATCATTCACATAAAATACTTCAATCCTAACTATGATGTAAGCGGTTCGCAGTTATACGGACAAAGTCCATTACTTGCAGCACTAAAAACAATGCAGTCTAGCAATGAAGCAGTAAACGCGAAGATAAAAGCATTCATTAACGGAGGGGTAGCGGGGTTGATTACGGGTGATAATCCTCAAATGCCACTAAGCGTTGAAGAAGTAGCACAATTAAATCAGGTTTTAGCATCAAGGGTTACGGGTACAAATAATTCCCACAGAATAAGTGGAACAAACGGCAGTGTTAAATATCAGAAGATTGGAGAGACACCAGTAGATTTGCAGTTATTAGATTCGATTGCATTTGATAGAAATGAGTTGTGCATAGCCTTTGGTGTTGACCCGATTATCTTTAGTGTAGATTCGGCAAGTTATAACAACAAGAAAGAAGCTAAGAAAGCATTTATTAACGATGTTGTAGTGCCTATATTAAACCTCATTACAGAGGGGTTAGATGAATGTTTTGATGATTCAGTAGGGATTGTTGAATATTCTATTGCTCACTTTCCTGAAATGCAACAAGATTTAGGAGAGATGGTTAAATCGTTGGAGATGGCTTGGTGGTTTAGTCCAAACCAAAAACTAAAAATGATGAATGCGAAGGAAAGTACAGACCCTCTAATGGATAAGATTTATATCCCTAGTACGCTAGTACCTTTGGACCAAACAACACTTGACCTAAACGATACACTAAAAAACTTCGATTATCCAAATGAATAACGAGGATATAGCAAAAATAACACGTGATTGGGATAACTATCTTGATAGGCTTATCTTGTTAGGTTATAGACGCTATGCAAGGGCATTGAGGGAGCAAATAGAGCCAATACTTAAATCATTGGAGGGTACAAGTTCGATTGGTGCGGTTTTAGGCTTGTCAGGTGTGTTAATAAATGAAGTGCCTATACAAAGTGCAATGTTGGAGTTTCTTCCAATAGTAGCGGATAAAACGGGGCGACAAGTAGCACGTATGTACTCGAAGTTCTTACCGAAAGATTCAAGATTAGGAGTAGGATTCGGCAGTGAGCAGTTTAAACGTGAAATGGCTAGTTATATTAGACAATACGGCTACGACAAACACGCTAAGGATATTACCGAAACGACTAAGAAGCTAGTAAGAAAAGCCTTGCAAGATGGATTGGATAACGGCGATACAATTAGACAAGTATCTAAACGAGTAGTTGAATATACGGGGATGAATAAGTCTAGAGCCTTAATGATAAGTAGAACAGAAACGGGAATGTGTGCTGCTAGAGCAAAGGAATTGCAAACAGAAGATTATCCGTATGAGTTTGAAACGATTTGGATTCACGACCACCCTAGACAACCTAGAGAATGGCATTTAGCTATGAATATGAAACGAGTTGAGTTCGGCAAAGAGAGATTTAATGTAGGCGGTGTATTAATGAAATACCCACACGACCCCGATGGTGGAGCGATAAACGTAATAAACTGTAAATGTTCTTACGTGAACAAACCGAAAGAGGATAAAGAGGGGAATTTGATAAGAAAAAATTAATTTGCTAAAATTATTAGCATTATTTGTATATTTGTTTTATGAAAGATTGCTTTAACATTTTGCAACAAAAGTACTGGGAAGAACTAAACGGGAATTTAGCTTCTAATGGTGCAAACGTGCCAATGTACGATGCTTCTAGTGTTCCTGCTGATGCGAATACACCTTATGTGCTATTTAGCAATGTAAGCGCAACGGAGC